CATAACCTTGTAAATTTTTATCACCGATATCTTTATTAGTAAGTTTGCCAGTTGCTAAAGGTCTTGCAACATCTTCGGGTATATGATAACCAACAACATATTCTTGATTTTCTTGCGGAGCGGATATACCCCCTAAATCATAATTTGAATTTGGACTCAAATCTTCATACGGTCTTACTTTATTTAAAATATCATCTAATTTTTTATCACCTGTGAATTTTTGTCGTTTAGGGGCTTCCCTTAACAGCTCAGGATACCCTACGCTACCACGTATAAAATTTCTTTGTAATTCGGGTTTTCCTGGATGATATTTTTCGGCAGCTTCCCTTGCATTTATCCATTCGTTTCCATTATCAACATCTTTATATTCATAGTTATCGAGGATATTCTGATATTCTTTTTCAGCTAAATCATCAAGGTCTTTCCTTTTCAAAAATCTTGGCAATTTACCGCTATATAATTGATTTTTTATCAGGGCTTTGTCAGGATGTTTAATCGAGCTCGGTTGGTACGTGTCTACCACGTCTACATTGTGAGTATCATAAACTTCATTTAAATCTTTTTCATTTTTATTTAAAAAAGCATGAACATAATCGTGATATTTATCTGCAACTCTTCCGTTACCTTTCCCTCTAATTTGTTCGATATTGTGAACGGGACTAGGGGGTGGCTCGATAAATTTACCACCATATTCTTTTATCAATCGGTGTAAACCACTTATATATTCATAAGGTGCATCAGCGTAATTATTAAGTTCCTCTGCTTGCTCTGCAAGCTCGGGATTGCTTTCTATAAAAGTTTTGTTTGCTTCATACGCATCAATAGGTGATACGCCAGTTGGCACAGCTTCTATCGTTACGTGTGGTCTGTTCTTATTGTCTCGCAGAGTGAATATGCGGGTATTACCGTTAGCCACATCTTTAGTATAACCTCCGACGCAGTGACCCATCTGATCACCTTCGTTTTTAAGAGCTTCGTCTAATGTTTGATAATTTTTTGCCTTGTTATAACTCGTTTTTGCTTCTTCTGGTGAATTAAATAAAACTTTTCCCGACTCAGGGTCTTTCCAACTTAATTTTTGGTCAGGCTCAAGAATAGAAAATTTACCATTATTTTGTATTACGTTGGGGTTAAAATCTGTTTCAGGCATTTTAAGCTCGTGCCATCTAAACCCATTATCATATTCATACGCAGGGGGAAAATGGGTAGCAAATGTATCCCTATTTGCAGTTGCTACTTTATCAGCTTGTTTTATGCGATAATCATTAATCTTTGCAACGTGACGTAATGCGTCTTTAACAGACATTTTATCTACGTCTTTGGGTCTTAATCTTAATTGCTGCGGTAAATTTTCATCTAGCATTGCGTTTTGAAGTTCGTCTATCGCATGTTCAAATCCTAGATCGTGCATCGCATTATTATCTAACGTGTGAACTACTGCATTGGGATCTTTTTCTAAAAGGTCTTTTAAATAACCTTTTGTGCTTGGAAATGTATCTGCTAGGTTTTCTGCATATTCAGGTGAAACTGCTGAATCAGATCTGGCTTCCCATGATTTACCTAATTCAGTTTTTGCATGACCTTCGGCTGTAAATCCGTGCGTTTCACGCCACATTTTCATATTATCAGACGCTACTCTCGTTTCATCTCGAATATCGGGTATATGCGTTATTCCCTCATCGTGTAATTCTCTAACAGGGTCGGTAGAGGTTGCTAAATCGTTTTTAATATAGTTACGTAACTTTGTATCAATCCAATTGTTTATGCTTGATCGAGTTTTATTTTCGGGAGTTAAAAACGGCTCGAACATTTTGAGTCGTTCTTCTCTCGGTAATTCTGCTAATTCAGACTCGGTTAAACCATAATGTTTAAGGACTACAGGTTTTTCGTCGGATGTATTGATAGCTCTTTTTGTATGATTCAAAGTTTTATCAATCCAATCGTCTATCCAGTTGCCACCTTTGTTTTTAATAGAAAGCCCAACTTGTAAATTACTCATCGCTGCAGGATCACCTAATCCTACAATCGGGGCAACAACATTTTGCCCGAGCTTTCCACCCATCATTTCGCTATACTGTTGTTCGGGAGTCTGATTAACGCTCTTAGGGATTCTTTCATACATCTCTTCAGAAGTAGGCAATGCTGTATTCTGTGAAACAGTGTCTGGCGCAAAATAATTAATAGCGCTACGCCCTAAACTTTCTATATCGCCTGGAGCACCAGCAATCGCCGATGCAGTTCCTTTTGCTGCGCCATATAACATAGGTGCTAAACCTTGGCTAATCGCCCCGCCCATCGTTCCTAATGGATCGACTTTTACGGGTTGTCCCGCTCGGTTTCTTGCAACAGGTCTATTCTGCAACGCCAACCTCATGTCGTCTTGACTCGGAGTTGTATCGTCATTGCTAATTACATTGCCTAACTGGTCGTATTGTGGCATAACAGTTCCTTATATTGCGTATGGATTAACATAAACACGACGGGAGTCAGCGTAATCGTCATCGGCAACAGGATGATGATCAAGAGTAATTATGCCCGCATCTCGTAAATATCGCAAGGCTTGTGATAACGCATCTACGTAATCGTCATGCTTAGCCATTGGGAACGCAGCAATCTCTCTTAGAAATGGATCAAGCCATGTCATCGGTTGTCCGCTTCTTTCATTTGACTCCGGCAAATACACTAGCCCCTTCTCGATCATCGGTGAAACAATATTCAATCGAGTTGTCTTATCGGCATTCCCTGGATTGTAACCCGTTACAGGTATCATCGTCTGGCGTAAATCCTGCAGTAACGATATACCAGCAGACTTATCTTCAATCAGTACCAAGTCCACTTTCTTGCCATTACTGAACTCGTCTGGGTCTCCATAAATGGTCGTGAACTCTTCTTGTACACGGCGTCGTAAATCTGGATATAGCATTCGATCAGACCAGCAGTCAATGAGCATAACTCGAGAACCGTGGTCGGCGCTAGGACGAAACACCCCTAGTACAACACACGCTGTGGGGTCGTTCACTGTTTTGTCGGAGGTGGCTACGTCGTACGACTGAATAACGAAGCTGAACTGGGGTAACGACTTCTCAGATGGCCAAAGTCGGAACCACGAACGCTTAACCAGTCCGGACTCTTCTGGATCTAGAATCTCTGCATAGATCTCCTGACGTCCAATCGTAGTGCCTTCGTACTGCATAATTTGTTTCTGGAAGGTCGGGGCTAGGTTGTGAAGGTTGGAATATGTAGAAGCCGTGGTGACGTGTACATCATTTCCATCGCGATCCGCCAGCTCTACGATCTTAGGCACTGGTTTTGGTGTGGTGGTGCATAACATCTTTGGGTCAGTACCGAGTCGTAGGGAGAATGCGATCATGTCCCATGCTTCCTCGAGGTACTCCCAAGCAGCCAGCTCGTCACACCAAACATGGTTCCATTGTGGTCCACGGAAACGTGATGGTTCCGATGCTGCAATTCCTTTTATTAAACTTCCATTCTGCAAGGTTAGCTCATGCAGGGACACGGAGTAGTTTTGAATAAGCTCGGGTGGGCAAACTGCAATCAGACCTGAATCTCCACCAAAGCAGACGTCCCGTATGTCTCCAGACGTGGGGGCGCTCACTAGGATGCGGGAGCGTGGTTGCGTCCATGCCGTCCACCAAACCCATTCAGCAGCCAGCCGAGTCTTCCCTGCTCCTCGCCCAGCCAGTAACAGCCAAGTGCTCCAATCTCCTGTCGGTTCAATCTGGTGCTCGAGCGCTATGCTGAGCCACTTGAGTCGAGCCTGCATCGCTGCTTGCCAAACTGCGCTAAGGTTATTGAGCGCATCAGCGTTTGACTCGATCTTTTCAGCGAACAACTCTTGCTGGGCGCCAGTCAACATTACTTGCTCTTGTCTTGGCGCAGCTTTAAGATGTCGCCAGCGAGAGCCACCGCAAGCTCGCCAGCAAAGTCAACTTTTACGTTACCTCCATCAGCGCCAGTGATCTCCGTTGACTGAATTGCTTTACCGTCCAAACGATCGAACACTTCCTTGATGGCTGGGAGGTCACCTGCTTCCGCTGCATCAAGAAGTGCCTCAGCGATCTTGTTCAAGCGTTGAGGGTTCTGTGTGGTCAGCCTTCTAAGCGTTGCAGACATTGCTCCTCTGACCGCAGCATTGTGCTTTGGGGAGTTCGTCATCAGGTCTTTCTTAGAGAAAGCAGAGACAACCTCTTTGTCTGTCTTAGGTTTTGGTACTCCTTTCGGCATATCGATTCCTCTCTCATTGTTTTAAGAGGAATTATAACCCAAATTATTGATGTTCAGCGAAAAATTTTTCCTGCATCTCAATTTCCTCTTTTAAACATACGATCGCAGTATTGATCTCGCTGTTTTCGACACGTTTGCGTTTCACTGCGAGATCCCGCATGTTATCAGTCCAGAAGTAAGACAAAGTTCCGTAAGCAACAATTGCGCCAGACTTACATTTCCCTGCATCAACCAATGCAGAGATTATTGCGTCGTTTGCATGCTTCTTTGCACACAAGCCAGCTTCGTTGAAGTAATGAAATTTTGCTAATTTTACGTTGCTCATTTTTATTTCCTTTATTAAATTATTAATCAAATTTGC